AACGAAGCAATGCGTAACGGTTATGTTGGTACTATCGCAGGTATCAATGTATATGAGTCTGCTAACGTAGCTATCGACGGTAACGACGATGCTAAAGGTGCTGTATTTGCTCCAGAAGCATTGATGATCGCTATGAAGCGTGACTTCAACATTGCGCCTCAGCGTGATGAGTCACTACGCGCATTCGAGTTAAACGCTACTGCTGTATATGGCGTTGCTGAACTTGATGATGCATTCGGTGTTGAGATTCTATCTGACTCCGCATTGTAAGACTGACTGCCCCTTCCTCGGAGGGGGCTTTCTTACGAGGAATATATGGCTATAACTTATCGCGGTGAAACTTTTGAAGGCTACAACAAGCCTAAGCGCACCCCTAAGCATGACAAGAAAAGCCATGCTGTACTGGCAAAAGAAGGCGACAAGATAAAGTTAATTAGGTTCGGTCAAAAGGGAGCAGATAACAAGCCACCTAGAAAGAACGAATCAGAAGCAGACAAAGCTAAGAGGCGATCATTTAAAGCACGATTTGCCAAAGACATAGCTAGAGGTCGTAAAGACAAAACCGCATCAGCGGCATACTGGGCAGACAAGGTGAAATGGTAATGGCATATTCAAGCGATGCAGATTTATTGAAATTAATTCCAGACATTCTCGATCTAGGTATCGAGTCTTTTGTATTGGAACACCCGAAAGCACAGTCGGACATACAGCGCGAGTTACGGATTAAATGGTGGCCGCGAAAGAATATTGCAGGTGAGATGGACAACAGCAAACTTACCTCAACACAGTTTACAATGGCAAGTGCCTATCTAGTATTATGGCGTTACGCTTTACCGCAGTTAACCAACTGGGTAGAGGGTGATCGCTTTCAGAGCATGATTGATTTCTACAAGGCGCGATACGGTGAAGAGTTAGAGGCTGTATTGGCTGATGGCGTTGACTATGATGCAGATGGCGATGGCGTTATTAAGGAAGATGAAAAGCAACCTGTAGGACAAAGGTTAGACAGATAATGGAATTTAGCGTTAAGACAAATGCTAAGGAAGTATCAAAGCGAATTGGTAAGAAGGGAAAAGAATTATCACGCAGTGTTCGTAAAGCATTATCAATTACAGCACAAACTGGCGTAGGTATTATTGAGAATAGGACTGCCAAAGGAAAAGGATTCAAAGGCGGTGGGTTTAAGAAGTATAGCAACACTTATGCGGCATTTAGAAGTAAGAATGGTAGAGGGTCAACACCTGATCTACAGTTTACAGGTAAGATGTTAGGCAGTATGACTACAAAGGCTAACAGTAAGCAAGCTGTTATATTTTTTAGTAGAGCCGCAGAATCGAAGAAGGCGGCAATGAATAACAAGAGCAGACCGTTTTTTGGGTTTAGCCGCAAAGACGAAAAGCAATTA